GCTGTCCGGCTGGCGCCATTGTTCGGCAAGTCCGTCTCGCCGGACACAAAAGTGACAGCCCGTTCGGCTTACATGGCGCTCCTCAATCGCCGCACAAACACCCTCGAGAAGCGCATTGACGTGAACGCCATCCCGGCCGGGCAGGGCGGCAAGTACTGGCGCTTTAACTCTGACCCCTTCTTGGCGCAGGGCGATCGCGGCCTTACAACCGGCCCTGATGACATCATCAATCTGGAGAGCTGACCCGTGGCGGATATCAATCAACTCAGCGCAACTGATACGCTTAACGCAGGCGATCTGGTTCCGATCTGGAAGACCAATAACGGCGACACCCGGAAGGCGTCGATCAGCGTTCTGCAATCCTACATGCAGAACAATCTTAATTTCTCCAACGTGGAATTTGTCTCGCAGTACGCAAGCCCGGCAGCAACGGGCTTTACGGTTACGCTGACAAACAACAGCGACAATCGTTGGCTGATTTTGCTGCCAGTGGCGGCCTATGCGTCAGGAACCATCGTTTTGCCAGCACTGGCGAACCTTGCCGACAATCAGGAAATTATCATTACATCTACTCAATCCGTCACGTCACTGACGGTTAACGCAAACGGAGCAAATATTGTCGGAAGTCCGACATCAATAACTGCTGGCGGATCTTTCCGGCTTAAATTCAATTCCTTCACGTCGACCTGGTACAGAATTGACGAAATAACAGACAAGAATTTTATTGATAACATCGCGGCCCTGCGCCTGCTGAATACAACAACAATAGTAAATCAAGTTGTTCTGGCGCGTAACTACGTCGCCGGCGATGGCGGCGGTATCTTCCGCTACGACAGCACGGACACCACGACGGCAGACAATGGCGGGACGGTGATCGTTGATGCGGCGGGGAGACGGTGGAAGAGGCAGTATAGCGATGTGCTGAACATCAAGTGGTGGGATTACACAACCAGCGCAAATACAGCCCTTGGCAGCATGATGTCCTTAGCCGCCGCGTCTGTTGTTACGGTTGGATCAAGGTCTTTCGGACCGGTCATGTATATTCCATCCGGCATTTACACAGGCATAACAAAGCGGACGCTGTTTTCTGGCGCAATCATAAAAGGCGATGGGCCTGAATCAACCATTCTTCGTCTTGCCGACAACCGCAACGAAGACATGTTTTATGCGCAGAGCAAAAACGGCATTTTGATTGCTGATGTGTCTCTTGACGGAAGACGGTCAAGCGGAAATGACGCGCCGCCTGTAAACACGGGCAATGGTATTGCCCTGTGGGATTGCGATCGTTCAAGCGTAATCAATGTTTATAGCGGGTTTTGCGGCGGCAACGGCATCCTCGTTGCTGGCGGTGAGTTCATCAACATCGAAAATTGCAACGTTGAAGGGAACAGCGAAAACGGAATTTACACGACTACAACATCCCTCGGAACAAACGACGGTCCCGAGCAATTGTCCCTGTCAAACCTGAAAACGTGGGACAACGATACCGACGGCTGCTGCTTTGACCCCGGCTCACGCGCAGTAACTGCATCTGGAATTATTTCGTACTCAAATGGAGGAACCGGCGTTAACGTTTTTGGAAACCCAAGCGGGGATTTTCCGCGTCTTGTTTCGCTTTCCTCCATTGTCACTTACGACAACAGCCTTGAAGGATTGAGTATTCACGCTTCGGTTGACGTAACAGTCAGCTCGATGACCAACTCTGGAAATGGCGCCGCAAATACAGCCGGGCGGAATAACGGAGTAATCATCCAGAATGACTTCAATGGACAGGCCGTAACGAACAGAATTTCGATTTCAAACGCAACAATCTCAGGACCTTACGGCCACGGCATTTTCATTGACAAAATTCCTGGCGTAACCAACGGGCTCAAGAACATATCCATCTCGGACGTAATCATTGAAAACCCCGGATCGGTTGCGGGCTTTGCAGGCATTTATTCAGACGAGGTGGAAAACCTTTCTCTGTCCAACGTCAGCATAGTTGACAGCCGATCGCCCCAGTTGATGGACTACGCTATAGAAACAACCTCATCATCAACAAATGTGCTGATTACGGGAGGTAACATCAGCACAGGCACGGCCGGGACAATTACTGGAGCCGGAACGTGGACCGCTAACAGGTTGTCGGCTGGATCTACTGAGCTTCTATCGGATACCGAAAACAAAGGTCTGTTTATTGGTGGACCAAGGTCGCGGCCACGAGCCGCTATGAAATCCGACCTTGTAACATTGCAAACGCGCTGGATCGCTGCAACAGACGCGTGGTATGTTGGACTGCATTCAGTCAATCTTGATTATACAAGCGACTGGAACCTTGACGACACAACAAGGGTCGGTTGGGTCTGGGGTGGGGACAGTGATCAGGATGTTTGGCGCATACGGCGCGCGGCCGCCGGATCAAACCCAAGAACACTAAGCGAAGTTCTAGTTGTTGACGCATCCCAATCGGTAAGGGCCGGAACTAATAACACTCAGGATCTTGGAACCAGCGCTATACGGTGGAAGCACGGCTACATGGTCAATCTTACGCTTTCTCCCGGCAGCAGTTTGACGCCTGCAAACAATGGCGATCTGTCAATTGAAGCTACAAACAACACAACATTGACCTTCAAATACAAAGGATCAGATGGAACGGTGCGAAGCGGCACCGTTGCGCTGAGCTAAAAATGGAAAACGAAGAAAAGAAACCAACTGAGCTTTTTGCTTCGCCAGAAGTTCAAATAAAGATTTTGGCAAAAGCTGATTTGCAACGGACAGATTATGTTGTTTTCAAATGCATTGAAAAACAATTGGTTTTAAATTCATCCTGGCTCGCATGGCGCGAACAGCTTCGCGAAGTCACGCGCGGCAACGCCACTGAAATCCCGCCTGAGCCGCCGCGCTACGCATCCTCTCCGCAACCGCAAGACCCATCAACGCCACCTCCCGAAGTTCTCGCCGAAGCACAGCCAGACGAGAGCCTAGTCGAGCTGAAGGCGCGTTTGCTTGGAGAGTTCGCCAGCCTGCGGAACATGCTGATTGGGCATATACCCATGAACGAAGAACAGCTTCTGCGCCTGCAAGCGCTGGAGCATCCCAAATTTCAAACATGGTTGCAGGGGTAAGCAATGGAACTCGACCGCACATTTGGGCCTAAGTATGGCTCCGGGCAGACGCTGAGCGTCACCGCAACCAGCCAGGAAGTCACGTTTGGAAAGAACAACTGGGCGCTGACGCTGACGAACCTTGGCGCGGATGTCTGTTATGTCCGCACAGGTAATGGATCGCTTACCGCCACGGCTGCGGATTACCCGGTGCTGCCGCTAAGCCAGGTCAGCTTGTCGAAGAACTACGATGACGACAAGTTCGCAGCCGTCTGCGGCGCTGGTGATAGTACGTCCCTTCACATCATTCAGGGCGAGGGGATCTGATGCAGCTCGGGCGCTCACGTTTTCGCAGCCGGATGCGGGCCAGCTCCACCGGCATAACGCTTCAGCGCGAAATCCTGACGCGCTCGGGTGACTATATCCAGACCCGCGACGGGTCTCTTGTGATTTCGAGGACGCCGGGATGACTACGCAGAACATCTACTCGATGGTTGATACCTGGAATAACGCAGGTACGACCTTTACGGGCATCGGTTTAAACGTCACCGACACCGCCTCCGCCGCAGGCTCGCTGCTGTTGGATTTGCAGGTTGGCGGCACGTCGCAAGCCAAAATCAGCAAAGGCGGCGTTTTTACCACGCTGGGCCGCGCCAACATCAACACACTCACCATCGGCCTGGGCGGTCAGACGAGCGTGGCGAGCAACACGGCGGTGGGCTATCAGGCGCTGAATTCAGCGAGCTTGACGGGAACAGCATGTGTAGGTGTGGGCTATCAGGCGATGTTCAGTAACACGTCGGGCTCCGATAACGTGGCTGTTGGCAATGCAGCGCTTTACGGCAATACCACAGGCGGAAACAACAGCGCTTTAGGTAACGGAGCGCTTCAACTTAACACCACTGGCGGCTCAAATACCTCCATGGGGTTTGGCGCTCTATATTCAAACACCACAGCCAGCAACAACAGCGCTGTCGGTCGTAATGCTCTTTTGTATTACAACACCTCCAGCAACACCGCTGTTGGCTTTGAAGCCGCCAGAGGCTCTGCAACCGTCGCCAACAACACTGGCGCTAGCTTGACGGCTGTTGGTTATCAGGCGTTGTTTGTCAACACATCAGGCATTGAAAACGCGGCGGTTGGCTATGCAGCTTTGTATTCCAACACGACAGGTGACGCTAACTGCGGCATGGGGGCCTACGCCCTTTACGGTAACACCACAGGCACAAACAACACCGGATGCGGCAAACAGGCTGGAGACGCCATTACGACCGGCGCACGCAACACAATAGTTGGTGCCGAATCAGACCCCAGCGCGGCAGGCGGCAATGACCAGACTGTTGTAGGCCATGGCCTTACCGGCAAAGGCGATGACACTGCCTTTATCGGCGGAACGAACGGTGCTTATAAGGAAAAGAACGTTACAACCTGGGAAACAACTTCCGACGCCCGCATCAAGAAAAACATCGCGGACTTTAACGATGGCCTTGCCGTTATTGAGGCTCTCAGGGTCCGCACGTTTGAGTATCGTACGCCAGAAGAAATCACCGAACTCCCGCAATCCGCAGCAATCGACCGCGCCGGCGTCCAGCTTGGCGTCATCGCTCAGGAGATCCAGCAGGTTCTGCCGGAATGCGTGACGCAAAACTCAACCGGCGTCCTGTCGGTCTCAACCGATCCGCTGGTCTGGCATCTTGTTGCCGCCGTCAAACAACTGTCGGCGGAAATTAAAGCCCTTAAAGGACAATAACCAATGCCTGATATTGTCATCGACCCGCCCACCACTGAACAGATCGCGCGCCATTACAGCGCCATGTTGGACAGCGTTGCCCTCATCAATGCGCTTGTTCCGACGCAGGACGCGGAGAAGCTGGACACGCTCGCCCGCAACGTTCTGCATCTTGAACAAACGCTTATGAATGACTGGTGGGACGGCTACGACCTTGCGCCGATAAAAGCGGCTATTGTTGCTGGGAAGCAGTAAGCATTGGTTCAAATTCCCATCCTTTCGGGTGCGTTTTCAGATAGCAACGCGGACTTCCGCGTCAGCTACCCCGTCAATATGGTTCCCGTGGCCCAGCCGCAGGGGATCAGCTCGGGTTACTTAAGGCCGGCGGATGGGATCGTGCAGAACGGCACCGGGCCGGGCCTCGATCGCGGCGGCATCGAGTGGAATAACATTCTTTACCGCGTGATGGGCACAAGCCTGGTGTCCATCAGCGCCACGGGCGTGGTGACGACGATTGGAACCATTCCCGGCAATGACCGCGTTATCATGGTCTACAGTTTTGACTATTTGGCGATCGCCGGGGACGGGAAGCTGTATCTGTATGATGGAACGACGCTCACGCAGGTAACCGACCCGGACCTCGGGACCGTTGTGGATGTGGTGTGGGTTGACGGGTATTTCATGACGACTGATGGCGAGTTTCTCGTCATCACCGAGCTGAACAACCCATTTGCGGTGGACCCGCTGAAATACGGGTCCAGTGAGATCGACCCCGACCCGGTGGTGGGGCTTATCAAGCTTCGGAACGAAGTCTATGCCGTCAACCGCCACACGATCGAAGTCTTTCAGAACGTAGGAACCACTGGCTTTCCCTTTGAGCGGATACAAGGAGCCCAGATCACAAGGGGGAGCGTAGGCGTCAACGCTAACTGCGCCTTTATTGACCAGATCGCCTTCATCGGCGGGGGCATGGGCGAGGGGATTGCGGTCTGGCTGGGGATCAATGGCAATTCGGTCAAGATCAGCACGCGAGAGATTGACATTCTCTTGGCTGACTACACCGAAGCGCAGCTGGCGCTGGCGTTCATGGAGACCCGCACCGACAGGGACCACCGCCAGCTTCTGATACACCTGCCGGACAAGACCCTTGTCTATGACGCTGTGACAACCGCAGCGCTCGGGCAGCCTGTCTGGTATGTCCTCAGCACAAGCCTGAGCGGCGTTGGCCAATACCGTTCCAGCAAACTGGTTTACGCCTATGGGCGCTGGAACACCTGCGACACGCAGACAGCCCGGATCGGCTATCTGGTTGACAACATCTCGACCCACTGGGGCGAGAAGGTCGGCTGGTCTTTCGCCACGCAGATCATTTACAATGAGGGGCGCGGGGTCATTGTCCATGACCTTGAGCTGGTCGCCCTGACGGGCCGGGTTGCGCTAGGCCAAGATCCGACCATTTCCACGCAATACAGCGACGATGGCGTGACCTACAGTCAGCGCAAGTTTATCCGGGCCGGCAAGATAGGTGACCGGGCCAAGCGTCTGCTATGGATGCAGCAGGGCGCTTTGCGGAACTGGCGTGTTCAGCGCTTTACGGGTGATAGTGACGCTTTTCTGAGCTTTGCCCGGCTGGAGGCGCGGCTCGAGCCGCTGGCCTGGTGATGGCAGATCCGAAGCCCTTAACGCGCAACCAGATCGCCGCCTTTGTCGGGGATGACCCCGAGGCGATACGGGCCATTGAACGACTGTTCCGGGTTGCGGGTGAGCTGACGCCTTCGGATATCGCATCGCTGAATGTGGCGATCGAAGCCAACAGTCTGGCGCTGGGCGCGGCTCAGGACCAGGCCGAGGTGCTGACCGCCATCGCCAGGGAGCTGGGCCAGCGGGTTGTGCAGGCTGATACCGCCACGGCTCTGGCGCAGGCGGCGCTTGCCAGCCTTTCAAAGCTCGGGGACGTGGTGGATCTGCTGGCGCTGGCGCCGCCGCGTGACCCGCCGAAGCGGCTGTCTTATGGGTCCTTTTATGACTTGAACACGCAAAATGCGGCCGTCATCAATACTGAATACACGGTCAGCTTTAGTAACACCGATCTTTCCTTCGGCGTCTACCTTGCAGGCTCGCCGGCCACGCAGATTACGGTTGACCAGGCTGGCGTATACAATTTTCAGCATTCCATTCAGGTTGACAAAACCACCGGCGGCAAGGGCCTATTCTATTTGTGGTATGCCAAGAACGGTACGGCGGTGGCCAACAGCGCCACGCGGCTGAGGCTGGAAGGCAATAATTCCGAAAATGTTGCTGCGTGGAATTTTGTCTTTGATCTCAAAGCGGGGGATTATATCCAGTACAAGTGGAGCGTGGATGATACGGGCGTGGAGATTAAGAGCTTCGCGACGGCCGCCCCGGCTCCTGCTACGCCTAGCGCAATCGTCACCGTCACTAACAATATCAAGGGTTAAGC